CCTGTTGAAGCTGATACTGAAATACCTGTGCCTGCCGCATTAGATGTAACGCCTGCGTTGCTTAAAGTGACTGAGCTGCCAAGAGAAACTGCGCCCCCTCCAGAAAGACCTGTACCGGCAGTTACTGTAACTGATGAGTTTGTTAATTGGCTGTTAGCGATACTTCCAAGTGTTCCACCCAAAGTCAAAGAGCCAGATGCCGTCACCGTACCGGTCAAGGTAATACCGTTGACTGAGCCTGTTCCGGAAACAGATGTTACAGTGCCGCCAGACGATGGGCTGGTATTTGTGATGGTAATAGAACCAGAGGCATTGGAAACAGAAATACCTGTGCCAGCAGTTAAAGTTGTTCTGGTAAACCCTGATCCATTTCCAATATCAATTTGGCCATTGGTGGGTGTTGATGTAAGTCCTGTTCCACCGTATCCAACACCAACCGCTGTTGCATTCCAAGTTCCAGTGGTAACTGTACCAACGGTAACGATGCTTGATGAGCCTGCAACTGGAGACGCCCCAAGGGTGTTGTAGGATAAAGTGACTGCACTTGATCCGTTGTATGTCGTTCCAGACGCTGCGCCTGATCCGCTGTTGTTAAGCGTCAAAGCATTTGTCACAGAGCCTGCTGTAGCTGCATTTAGGTTGGCTACCTGCGTGGTACTTGACACAACAAAAGGAGCAGTGCCTGTGGCCACAGTGTTGGTCAACTGACCAGTCATATTTAAAGTCGTTACGCCCTGAAGATACTGGCCAGCCATGTTTAAGCCCGCAGTACCCCAAGTTAGCGGCGCAGTAGCACTATTTCCGGGAGGGAGTAAGTATCCGGCCCAGTTACCTGTTGCAGAACCGTTAGACAAAGAGTAAATCCAACCAGCGCCCCCCGGTATTGCAGTTGCTAGCGTATTACCTGCGCTATCCTGAACAGTCACATTACCAGATGAGTCATTGTCAACAATATACCCTGTAGCAATAGGTATAGTGGTTTCATCAGGAAGTTTAAGTGTCTGAGTAGTTGTCCCGCTAAAGTGTTGGTAGTACGTTGCAGAAGCGGTTATTGTTGTTGTGCCCGCAGCCGTTACCGTGTTCGTATAACCGGGAGCTTGATTAGTCCATGCCACGATACCGTTGGCATCTTGAATAACAACTTTCTCTGCTGGATATGTGATGAACACATTAACCGTACCACTAAAAGTCACAACACTCCCAGAATTACTAGAAGCCAAGATGGTTGTGCGAGCCAGCGCTGGAGTGGCAGATGTATATGCGCCATACCCAACTTCCCAGTTACCACTTGAATCTGTAGCGGCGTAATAAGTTGTGTTTCCGTTTGTCAGAGCAGAAAAGCTTTGAAACCCGGTGACAGCAGAACCAAGCGTAAAACTGCTTGTGGTGTACGTTGAGCTTTGAACTTGTACTCTATCAGCGACTTGAAGAGACATTTTTTATCCTTGAATCAGTGTCCAGCCGGGTGTCTGGGAAGTATTGATATTTTGCCAGTTTGGTGTCTGGTTGTCATTGATTACAAACCATCCGACCGTGATATTTGAATCGCCTGCTGTCAAATTTTCAATAATACTTTCTAAAAAACCAGTTTGTGTTGAGTTACCATCTGCCAGCGTAGATGCTTCAGTCAAAGACAAAAAGTACTGCGCTGATATTGTTTGAGTGTTTGCAATACCTGCATTTTCAGTTATGGTAAAAAAAACAATTAAGCCCGCAGCATAAGAATCTCCAGAAGTCAAAGCTTCCGTAATACTTTCTAAAAACGTTGCGGCAACGGAAGCAGAATCACCTGAAGTTATGCCTTCCGCATCACTAACTGCAAAATTAGCTTTGATGGCTGGGGAATCTGCCAGCGTTGATCCTTCTGTATCAGAAACACTGAACTGTGCATTGATGGTTGGGGTATCGGCTGCGCCAAAGTTTTCAGTATCTGTAAAAGTGTACTGAGATGAAAGAGTTGCGGAATCACCGGGCGTTAGGTTTTCGGTATCAGAAACATTGAATTGCGCCAGTATGGATTCTGAATCCCCTATGGTGCTGCCTTCAGTATCAGTAAAGTAGAACCCTGCGTTTACAGTCTGTGTATCTGCGCTTGTTAACCCTTCTACGATTCCATCATAGAAAACATCAATTTCAGAATCTGTATTGTTGGAAGTTAACGCTTCTGTAATAGAGTTTGCGTACGCATACGCCTGCGTACTACTATCCGCCAGCCCTGAATTCTCTGCAATTGAAAAAGCGTAAGAATTACTACCCGTTGCTGCGAACGGGGATTGGGCAAAGGCGGATAAACCAAACATCTATCAAGATGTGGCGGTCGTACTGTAAGTTACAGATACGGTGTCGCCAGCAGTTGTGGTTTTGGCTGTACCAAACAAACCTTCTGAATACAGAATACCTGCCGTTGAACCTTGAGTGCTTACAGCGCCTGTTCCGGTCACCAAGAAACATCCGTAAACTGTACCACCTGAACCTGTGATTGTGTAAGTAATCGCTGTTGCGGTACTTGAAGTCACGTTTGAAGGAGTAGATCCAGTCGATGTGGATGATCCAAACACAGCAGTACCACGAACAGCGGAACCGCCAACTGTGTAAGCTGTGAACTCAGTCCATGTGTGCGAACCCATTGTGTCTGACGCAGACGCAGTGAATGTGTTGGAAATCAAACCAAGGTAAGGTCCAACCACTGTGTAAGAGCTGCCTTTGAGAAGCGTGTCCAACATCAACTGCTTACCAACAGCAACCACCAAGTTGGGGAATTTTTCTTCCCATTTTAGATTGCCATCTGCATCGCGGCAGACCACTTCGTACCAGCCTTCAATACCCATGCCTTCAGGTACTTTGGCGTTTGCTTGGAGTGTCACAACAGCGTTGTCTCCAAAATTTGAAAGTTCGTTTGTCATGATAACTCCTATGCGATTCGCAATATTGCGGTTGTGTTGGTAACTGATGGGAACTGAATAGTAAAAGTGCTGTTGCACGTTTTGTCTGAACCAAAGTCAAGAACTGCCACGGAAGCATTGTTCTGACTTGAATTGTAAATTAGAGCGCCGCGACATGTAAATGACGCAGGATTCCAAACAACATTGGCAAAGGACCAATAAGCAATTGAGCCGCCCGTGGCTCCGGATGTTGGAGTTGCGATGATTGTCAGGGCTTGGCCACCTTGCGTATATCCGGTACCAGTTACTTCTCCAACCAAAGCGGTTGAATACTGCGTAGTAGCTGCGTTTAATGTGGCCGCAGAAGTAAACAACGCAATGTAAAACGTGTTGGGGTTTGTTGGCCCAAAGTTGTGCAGCCCTTGAGCGAGCTGCACCTTGAAACTGGTGGTTGCTGTTTGAACTAAACTCATGTAACCGCCTGAGTATATTGACCAGTCCTGTATGCATCGGTACGTTCCATACCATCGCCAAGACGTTTAGCAAGAGCCAGAGCTTCCATGTACCGATCAGTATAAAGCTTGACCATGTCAGCTTCACCTTTCATGAACGTGTAGGCTTCAACCAAAGAACCGTACAACAGCACGGTATCGAAGTTCTGTCCCAACCAAGAAGTGCCATCAGAGGTGGTCGTAATGGATTGGGGATAGTAATAGTAGTGTAGTTCCGCCATGTAACTGGCATCGGGTGTTGGGCCCATCATTACAGTTAAATTAGTCGTAACTCCGCTGCCATTCACCGTTGGACCAAATAAGGCATAGTACTGAGGAGTTCCATAAGAAACAGGGTTACTATAGGCTTCACGCAAAAAATTAACATCTTTGTTAATTAAATACAAATAGCTGCCTTGAAAAATGACTGTTCCTGAAACAGAACCTGTGTTAGCCAAATTTAAAGTGATGACCAAACCATTTATGTTGGTAACAACCGCTCCAAGCGCTATGCCTGTGCCCGATACAATCTGCCCAACAGTAACATTTGTATTTGAGCCAATCGTGATGGTGTATGCGCCAGATGTTCCAGTAGCAGTAGTGCTATTGGTTTGGTAAAGGGCCAATGAATAAACAGCTAAAAAGTCGGGAGGCAAAGCCAAATACTGACTGTACTGTGTAATGTTGCCCGTTACATTCTTACGAAGTGACGGAAATTGGATCGTGTTGTAGATCCGTTGCTCAGCCTGCTCAACAAACGTGGGAATATACGCTATGAACGTGGATTCATAGTTCTGTGTATAGTCCTGAATTGCCTGAGAAAGCTGAGTGTAATTCACGCCATTGGTCCTCTTGCCATCAAACCTTTGGTAGCTGCGCCAGTACCACGAATCTTCACGCCTTCGGTTTCAACGCGATCATCCATCGTAATGGATACGCCCATCAAAGGAACCCAGTTCTTTTTCTTTTGGAACTCAGGATCAGTGAATGCGGCTTCGGGGCCAACAGGCTTGCCGTCCATTGTGTGTGGCTTTGCATACTCAGATGCAGGCCGATTGTTTTTACCTTTAGCCATTTTAGCCACCTCTTTGATTTTTAGCGCGTGCCATATTACGGCCAACTGAGCGCATATCTTTACCGGTTGGACCGCCTTTTTTGAGCTTGGACAAGTTTGTGTGCTTGCCGGGGTGCTCTTGTTTATCATGCATCGAAAAAGCTTTTTTAATCAGCTTCTTGTCTTCTTTAATGTCATCGTGCTTAGCCATGTCTGCTCCTACGTTGTAACTATTGTAACTGTACCCACTTGTACGACCGGAATCAAATTATTTTGAGTTAGCGCTGTGTCAAAACTAGACGCACCGCCAACAGGATTCCATCCCCACTGAAAAACTCTACTACCGCCACCGATACTACCCGTTGCTGTCACACCCGACGCATAGTAAGTTGTATCTGGTCTTGGATCACGCAAACCTTGTGGATCATCCACAGGGTACATACCCAGTTGCAACTGAGGCTGATCTGGATCCCAACAAGTTGGGCACACCAATATACTGTAATTCTTGGTCTTGATGATTTCTTTTCTCAAAACCGTCAGTTTGTACTGAAAACCACAGCGATCGCACTCCGAAATCGCATTCTTACCAGAGGCAAACCGGTTACCCATGATTAGTAGCTCCCGCCAATGTACATCCTGCGAGGTACAAACCGCACTGCGGCCTTCTCATGATCTTCACCAGCCGCCAATTCCCAAGCTTCGTCGTACTGCTGTTTCAAAACTGGCAATCTTTCCAACGCATTGGGGATTTTGAGCGCCATGTAGTAGGACAAACCCGCTACCAAGCACGGAATAAACCTAAATGGAACGTCAGCAATGTTGGTACCCCCACCCATATCCTGCACGCGACGCATTCTCCAGTATACAAACTGGTAAGTTTGGGACGTATCAGGGGTTGGCCACACGGTTATGCTGTTCTTTTGAGACAAAATAATCGCAATTCCAGCGCTGTGTGTGGCGGCTGTGGTGTTTCCTTGACCGCGAGTGCAGTTCAAGAGATATGCTGGGTTACCGTTGGCTGCTGGCTGGAGTTCGTTGTACCCAATCAGCTCGGAATCGAGCTTAATAAAACCAGCATTTGGTAGTCCGTTGAGGGTACTAACGGCAATTGAGGTGTCTGTAGTACCGACTGCTGAATATACCGTGGCAGTAGTGCCTTGATCGTTGGCTGAAAGACGCTGAATCCACACTTGGATAGGGCGCCCTTGGATGAGTTTGTTTGGGATCGTCGCATAGGTTGAAACGCTGATGCGCGTAATCGTTAAGTCGGCCTGATTATTGGCCACGTTTTGCTGAGTTCTAATGACATGCTCAAGCAAATCAACGGTATCGTCAGGCAACGCATACGTTGGCTGTCCGGGAACCAAGGTAATGGCGTCTTGTTCAAACGTCCACATGTTGATGCCACGGTTGGCCCAATCGGCAAAGAGTAAATTCAATGACCGACGGGCCGTCCGCACATCGTATCCCGTACGGGACTCGGAACCACAACGCTCAAAAGCTTCCTCGACTAACTCGGGAAGCTGTAAATTAAACGCTGCGACGCCGGATGTATTAGCCATTACTCTGCCTTGGTTTCTTCAGCAGGAGTATCAGCAACAACAGCAACAGGCTCAGCAGATGCAGGAGTCTCAGCAACAGGTGCAGGTTCATCTTGTTTGGCCTCAAAAGACTCAACAAATGCAGCAAACTTTTGCAAAAGTTTATGCTCATAGCCTTCAACAGAATGGCCAGCGTCGCTCAAGAAGTTAATAAAGTGATGTTTCATTTTGCAGCTTTCATGTTATCAATTAAATTAGGGTATGGACGCCCTGCCTTTTTGGCCGATGCTTTCGCAGCAGCTTTCTTGGCGGGGCTCAACTTCTTGTGTTTTTTCTTGGGATTTGGTGTGTTCCACACCGCGCCCCCTTTAGCATACACATCCACATCGTTTGGATTATCCTTGCGATGTACGACCTTTTTACCCGGCATTTTTGACGGGTTGATGTCACCCATACCCCGGCTGGCAATCACGTTTTGCCGCCTTTGCACATCACAACCTTGCCTTTGGTGTGTCCGCGTTCGCAGCAACCATCAGCGCGCTCGTGTGCGCGGTGAGCCATACCACC